ATTTTCGTCTGATTGCCGTAACCAGTGCAGGCTGCGGGTGAATTGCTAAACCAGTTGATTCTCATATCTTTTTCAAGCCTCCAGCTTGTTGCTCCGATAGGGCAGGGAAGCGGTGGAGCGTGCCGTTTTCGGGGTATACGCCCTATCCCTGCCCATAATCATCGGTCGTTAAACCGAAGTCCCAATCAACTTGACGCCGTAGGTTGGGCGATAAACGCCGAAGCCGTATTCCATGCTGGCGTTTAGTTCCCACGCGCCGGAGCCAGAGTAACTGGCATTCCATTGCGGGTTGATGGTGAACGACTGGCGCATATCCAGCGCGATTGCCGGCTTTGCGAACATGCCAGCCACAGCAGCGGTGCCGCTTGCAATATTGGCGTCAACCAGGAAGTCCATGTTGCTGAACGAAGCCTGGTAGAATCCGCCGATCACTGACTCCTTCAAGTTCGGATTGTCAATGAAAGTTGGCACACCGCTTGAAGCGGAAGTCAGGTAGTACCACTGTACTGGATGCAAAACGACCGCGTAACGACCAAAAACCTTGTTAGTGCGCAGATACGCCTGAGCGCGCAAAACGTTCGCCCAAGTCAGTGTGCCGCCAGCAGTGCCGACAGTGCCGCCGGTGAAGCTGGTAAACAGACCGGCGAGATTGGTGTCAATATGCGCGGCTGCGGTCTCGCCCAAATAACGACCGGCTTCGGCTTGCGCGTTAGCAGGGTCGCTGTTGATTCGACGAGTTGTGAGCAAAATCTGCGAGCCATAAGTGGCCGGCGTGATAGTGCCAGATGGAGCTGCGTTAAAAGCCTGTTGGCTCATGTCGGTCGCTTCATCAACTGCGGCAAAAGTGCCTCCGCTGTATGTTCCGAACACACGCGGTGCTGATCCAGTCGAACTGAAATTGGTGACAAAGGGAGCAATTGCGTTCCCTTCTTGCGCGACCATGAGCGCAAGATCATATACATTTGCAACTAAGCCGGCGATGCCAGCATAAGTAGATTCGTTTGCCATTTATTACCTTCCTTCGGGTGGTTTTTCCATCCAATTCACTCCGCCTCCAGCCCAAATATTGGGCGGTGCGCCTTCCAATCGCTGTTTGCGTTGCGCCCACGTCTCGTTGGCGCCCGCCTTCTCACCTGGATTGGTCGCGCCCGTGTTTGGTGCGGCTTTTTGTTTGGGCAGCATTTCGAGGATCGCCTTCGCGTCTTCCTCCATCTCTTCGGGCGTCTCACCCTTCAAGCGGTCGGACAACGCAGCCGGTATTCCTACTTTCGCTGCCACCTCGATCTGCATAGTGCGCACGGTCTTGGCTTTTAGTTCGTTACGCGCCTTGTCAAGCTCCGCCTTCAAGCGTTCTGACTCTGTCATTTCCGCCTGCTTGCGTTCCTCTTCCAACTTGCGATAGCGTTCCAATTCAGCCGCCGCTTTCTTCGCCTGTTTGAGTTCTTCGCGCTGCTTGCGGATCAATTCCATAGCGCGCGCCTCGTCAAATTCTTCAGGCTTTTGGTCGTCAACCGCTGTTGGGGTGTCCTGCACCTCAACATCAAGCGTCTCGCTTTTAGGGTCTTCGTTAGTAGTCATTTCATTCCTCCAACTAATTTTGAATTAAATCTTGAAGCGGCGTTCGTGCCAGCATCTCGCCGTACACGTCATCATGCCGCCGTGTTACCATATCAGACAAGTCAAACTTGCCTTCTTTCCAAGCCTCGTAAGCAGAACTGCCCATCATGTTTCGCTGTTCTGATTCGCTTAGATTGCTAAACCAGTCCGTGCCTGTTTGCACTTGATCGTTGTACCCGATCACCACAGGGAGAGAAGTGCATCGGCAGTTGTAATGGCTATCCATAGATTCGTCATTCGAATGAATCGTGCCATGCTCAACCGCGCAAGCCATGCAGGTGTCCGTGTCCAAACTGCTCCACCAAATCCAGCCGCTCACCACGTCCTCGTTGGCTACGTACATCGCCCTGTTGGCTTCCCTCGTGGCATAGAGTTGTGCCGTCCGGCTCATTCTCATCGCGTCCGTCAATCCGCCGCCCATTGCAGTTTCAAACATCTTGGCGGTCTTGGCTGGGTTGTAGCCAAACGTAACCGCTTCAAGCAATGAGTCCGCAACTTTGCGCGCGTTCTCTGGACCGAGCAATGAAAGCCGCTTCCAGAGTGGCGAGTCTTCCTGCAAGAAGCCGAGCATGTTCACGATCGCCCTGGTTGGCAGCGTTGCCGGCATCGAATATCCAGCCGCTCTCAGGAACGCCTCCGTCTGCTTGACCGCCAATTCAGCCCCTGCCAGCGCGTTATTGCGGATCTCAACCTCAACATAAGCCGCGTATTTGCCGAGTTCCGTCTCAAGCGCGTCCATCAACTTCTTGTACTGCGTGAGCCGCATTGCCTGCGCTTTGGTCGGCGCGTCAAATTTCGACAATGCCAGCAGGTACGAGTCGAGCTTGTCCTGCATGCGCTCATACAACGCCTTGTAGGACTTCGCAAGCCGAGTCAATGCCGCAGCGTCCTGCCGGTCAATCGCCGCTTTGAACGCCCGCGCGAGTTCGTTTACTGTCAGTTCCGGCAATTATTCCCCCTGCCCAAATGCGCGCAATAACGCAGCGCCGATGTTGTCGTTGGCAACCTTCTCTTCGCTCATGCGTTCTTCTTCGTCTTCCCAGGTATAGCCGCGTTTTCCGCTTGCCGTCTGCTTGCTCACCAAGCCGAGCTCCAAGTCTGTCTTAATCGCCTGTGCAACCTCCATCTCATTCGTTGGCATAACATCAGGCCATGCAACTTTGCCGCCGTCGGTATTGCCAGCCCCAGCCAATTCCAGCAGGCGGTGGTTAATCTCGACAATCCCTTCGCCATATAGCCCGCGTTTCTCTTCCAGCTTGCTCAAAGCATCCTGGTATAAGACGCGCAAGCCGAAGTTCGTAAGGGAACCGAGTTTGTCAGCCATCGAGTCAATATCAACCGCCCTGCTCACATCAAACAATGCTTGCCGTAAATAGCGGATAAAGTTAAGCGATGAACTTAGATCGCTTTGCATTTCAAGGTTCTGGACTAAGGCATTTGGGTCGCTATAAACGACCATATCATCAACACCCCATTGCACCTGTGTTTTGTTATTCAGGTTGCCACGTCCCCAAGTTCGTGGGTGCGCATGGTATTTGATAATTTTCGCGGTGTTGGATGAAACGAAGTTGATCTTATCCTGCAAGTCGATCAGATCGGATGTAATATCCGGTTTGCCGTAGACACTGCCAACGTCTGGAAGATTGTGCCAATGCACAATCGGGGCGAAATCCCACTCCCACACCTGCTCGTTGGTAACTTGCCACTTGTTGCCATTGATACTCTCGGAGTAGGTAATGTTCCAATAGCCCGTTTCTACGTCATGCTCGAACACTTGCTTGGTAGTCTTATCCTTACCGGTTATAGGGTCGGTAATGGTGTAAGCGATGGTATAGCGGATGATGGTATCAATGTCCTCTGGCAGCGCGTCCATTGTGACGGTTGCAGGATCCAACACAACCAGGCGCGGAATAAGCGCGCCGTCTTTTGTCATTGCCCCATCCGGCAGAATCTTGACGTAGCAAGTGCCACTTTCGGCGCCATAAACAGCCGCGCGCTTCAGCAGCTGCATCTTCCGGTTAGCCCGCCATACTGCGTCAATGTATTGCTGCGCCGGCGCGTCTGATTCACCAGGCAAGTCGAACGCCGGCTCTTGCCCAAACAGCATTGCCACGCTGCGATCTACCAATAGCCCGATGAAGTTTATAATAATTGCGTCATCTGCAGACTTGATCGGTGCTTTATGCAGCCCGCGCCTGTAATTGCGTTTGAGCGTAGATTCATTCACCCGTGCAACCTGCTCGCGCCCTAACAGTGGCTCCAGCAGCCAGTTTCTGAAATTGTCCATTACACCCATAACGCCTCGCTTTTAGTATTCATAGAACGGATTGGGGATTACTGTTACCCGTGATCCGCCTGATAGTTCTGTTAGTGCCCACACCTTCGCGTCCAGCCGGTTCGGGCTTGCCTCGCCAGGAAGCCACATACATAGTTCGTCCTCTAATTGTGGGAAGTAGCCGACGTGGTGGTCACGCCCCTGCTCTGCAATTGCCGCGATCGGCTCTGCCCGCGTTACCTTGCCCCTGCTTGCCCAAACGAGTTTTACATTCACATTCGGGTCTACCTGGCGCAGTACGCTTTCCACCATATCGCCGCCATTGTTCTTTTCAGCCACGATGCAGTCGGCTTTGTGCCGGTGATAAGCCGCAACCGCCGCGCTTGCCCACTCCTGCGGGCTTCCTTGCCTGCTATCGTCCGAGAGTGTAAAGTAATCAGAGCCGCTCATTCCTGCGGTCACGATTCCGGCCTCGTCCCCACCTGCGCTTGCCGTCGGGTCAACGCCCACAACAACGCGGGTAAGGTCGG